CGTTGTCGTCGGCGGTAAAAGTGGCGTCGGCCGTCAGTTCGGTTGCGAACGTCGCGGGCGTTCTCGGCGCGAAACCTGAAAACTATTCGCAGAGCCTTTCGGCGCAGGGCGGGACGGCAGATATGTCCGGCGCGTCCTTGATGGACGAAGCGGCGCAGGCGGCACAGGAAGAAGAACTTCGCCGTAAGCGCAAAGGTTCCGGCGCGAACATCAACACGTCTCCTCTTGGTTTGACCTCACCGGGTCAGAGCGCAGCAACCGCATTGTTGGGATAGTTTCAATATGGCAGACGATATCGCAAGGAAGATTATCGAACGATGCGGACAGGCGAAATCGCGTCGTCTGAATTGGGAGAGTTATTGGCAGGAAACATCCGAACTGGTGTTGCCGAATTTTTCCAATACATTTTTCGAAGGCGGGTATTCGCTGACGCAGGCGCAGAAGAAAGATACCAAGCGTTTCGACGGAACCGCCGAGATTGCGGCTACGAGATTAGCCGCGACGATGGAAAGCATTCTGACGCCGCGCAACAGCCGTTGGCACGCGCTTTCTACTGATAGTCTCGAACTGAATAAAGCACGCCGGGTGCGTGAGTGGTTTGATGCGGCGACGGACGTGCTGTTCAAATTCCGCTACAACAGCCAAGCGAACTTCGGCAGCCAAGCATACGAGCATTATCTCGGTGTCAGTGTTTTCGGAACAGCGTGCATGTTCGTCGATAAGCTGGAACCACGCGGTTTCCGCTATTCCCAAATCCACATCGCCCAAGTGTACTTCCGCGAGAACCACCAAGGAATTGTTGACGAAGCATTCCGGCCGTTCAAACTCACGGCACGTCAAGCCGAGCAAAAATTCGGTCTGGATAATTTGCCAGACGATATTAAGAAAGCGGCCAAAGAACATCCCGATCAATCGTTCGATTTTATTCATTGTGTGATGCCGCGCGAACAGGTCGAATATGACCGCCGTGATTTCCGGGGAATGAAATTTGCGTCGTACTACGTTTCCTGCCAAAGCCAGCAAGTCGTTCTTGAAGAAGGATACCGCACGTTCCCGTATGCGATCAGCCGCTACATCACAGCGCCCGGCGAACTCTACGGCCGCAGCCCGGCGATGCAGGCGTTGACGAATATCAAAGTCTTGAACCAGCAGAAGAAGACTTTGCTGAAACAAGGACACCGCGCTGTTGATCCTGTGTTGTTGGCGCACGATGACGGCGTGCTGGATAGTTTCAGTTTGAAACCCGGCTCGATCAACACAGGCGCGATGACTGGTGACGGCAAGCGCCTTGTCGATGTCTTGCCCGTCGGCAACATTGCTGTCGGCGATAAAATGATGCAGATGGAGAAGGACGAAATTGCGTCCGCCTTCATGACCGACCTGTTCCAGATTTTCATGGATCGTCCGCAAATGACGGCAACAGAGATCGTCGAACTGGCGCGGGAAAAAGGCGTTCTCTTCAGCCCGATCATGGGCCGTCAGGAAGCCGAGTTCTTGTCCGTGATGATCGAGCGTGAGATGGACTTGGCCGATCAGCAATTGTTGTTGCCGCCAATGCCACCCGAACTTATCGAAGCGGACGGCGAATACAAGATCGTGTTCGACAACCCGCTGTCCCGTGCGCAGAAATCGGAACAAGCTGCCGGTCTTATGAGAACAGTCGATTGGGCCGCGAACATGGCGGCGCAAAGCCAAGACCCTGCCCCCCTTGACCATTTCAACTGGGATGTTATTATTCCCGAATTGTCAGCGATCAACGCTGTTCCTACTCGGTGGATGAAATCAGAAGAACAATTGGCCGAGATGCGGGGAGCAAGGCAGCAGGCAGCAGAGACGCAACAGATCATTGACGCAGGCCCGACAATTGCCGCGCTTCAGAAGAACAGCAGATAGGAGACACCATGCCGTACCTCTATGAAAACAGTAAAGTGAACTTTTCGAACTTCGCCCACTTCAAAGAAGTGGCAACAAAAACCCTCAATGAAATCTTCGGCCGCGTTACGCCAATCGACGTTATCGATTTTGACGAGACCAAAGATACCTACAAAGCAGTAGGCTACCGCGAAGGCGAGGAGAAAATCCCCGGCGTGACGACGAAGACGGAAGAAGATCAAGCCCGCAACGACGATCAAGCGAACCGCGAGAAGGCCGAAGCTGAAGCGCTCGAAGCCGCAGCCCGGATCGCCGAGATCGTGCGCAGCGGTAAAACTCTGTCGCCGGAAGATCAGAGTATCGCCATCAACCTTGGCGACGAACTGTTCGTTGATCTGAAAACTGAAATGCAGGCGCGGTTCAAAGCGCTCGAAGAATTTTTCAGTGCGGAATTGCACGCACTGGATACAGACGGCGAGGGCTTCAGCCGGTTCGCTTTGGTGCGTGATAACGAAACCGTCGCGGAAGGCACTCTGGCCGAACTGGAAGAGCGCACCAAGACCGAAGAAAAACCTGTGTATAACCTCGATACCATTCTCGGCGCGTCTGACGAAGCGATCAAACTTGCCGAAGAACACAACATCGATCTGAAACTCGTCACTGGTACGGGCAAAGATGGCAACATTAAAGTCGGTGATGTCCGCGAATACATCAAAGCACATGGCTCCAACCCCGCGCCCTTGAAGGAGAACGCAGATGACAACGGTGACGAGCAATCGAACGCCTAATGAGCAGGCGGCGCTAGACCTTATCAGGCAGCGCAAACAAGGATACGCCCATACCTTCAAGGAAGATGACAGGTTCGCCAGAATTGTTCTGGCGGACTTGGCGCGTTTTTGCCGGGCGAACGAAACGACCTTTCACGATAATCAACGATTTAATGATGTTCTTACGGGACGCCGTGAAGTGTGGCTGCGCATTGCAGAACACCTCGGCATGGACGAGGGGGAATTGTTTGATCGTTTTGTGAGGGGAAATAAATGAACCGACGCACGGGGCAGGCGGACACAACGGAGGAGAACATCATGGCTTGTAGTCTGTTGTTCCGTGCGTCGGTTCGAAGAGATACTTGCCTTACCAACTACGAAATCATCATGACACAAAAAGGAGAAAAATACCATGCTTAAAAATCTTATGAACGGAACATCGCACGTTGTTCTTATGTCACCTGACAATGGCGATCAGGGCGGCGGATCAGGTGGTGGCGGCGATGGCGGCCAGCAACAGCAGGGCGGTCAACAAGGCGGCCAGCAACAGCAGGCGGCCAATCAGGGCGCGAATAGCCAAGGCGGTCTGGCGTGGCTCCAAGGGGCCAGCACAGAAGAGATCGCGTTTGCCCAGAGCAAAGGGTGGGATAAGGAAACAACCGCGCCAGCGGATCAGATTTTCCGCTCCTACCATAATCTGCAAAAACTCTTTGGTGCGGACAAGGCGGGCAACACGGTTGTCTTGCCGGGCGAGGGCGCTGATGAAACGACAGTCAACCAGTTCTACAACAGACTTGGCCGCCCGGAAAACATGGATGGTTATACGCCGAAAGAATTTGCGGGTCTCGACGATGCGCAATTCAAATCGTTGCGCGAGACCGCCCACAAAGCCGGGATCACGGATAAACAATTCGAAGCGTTGACGAAGTGGAACGAACAACTCGGCACGCAAATCCAAAGCGATCTCGAAAACAACGTGAAGATGCAGCAGGCCGAAGAAGAAGCGAACCTGAAAAAAGAATGGGGCGCTGCGTATGACAAGAACCTGCAACTGGCGAAAGAAGCGACAGCGAAACTTGGTCTGACGCAAGATCAGGTCAACGCCATGCAGATCGGTCTTGGCTTCGATGGTGTTCTCAAATTGATGACACAACTCGGCGCGGGTATTGGCGAAGGGAAGTTCGTTTCTTCAGACAACGGCCGTGGCGCGGGAGCGGATAACACCATGACCCCGGAACAAGCTAAGACCGAACTCACCCGCCTGTCTTCGGACAAGGATTTCCAAGAAGCGTGGATGAATAAAGCCCACCCCCGCCACGCCGAAATGGTGCGTAAAAAATCGCAATTGTCAGCATGGGCGGCGGGCCAAAAAGCGTAAAATAAGAACACTTGCATTGTTCTCAAAGTTCGGCTACGATGGGTTAGATTTCGATAACCCCTCGTGGCCGAAGTCTTTTTCACTGGCCCCGTTACAGGACAAGCCGGAAGCGTCGAGACAGCTTTTTGATCGTCTCATTGTTTTCGACTTAACTTTAACGAGAGAGGGCCACCATGCCAGATTTCATCACAACTGCCTTTGTGCAGGATTACAAAACTACCGTCATGATGCTGACGCAGCAAACGGGTTCCCGTCTGCGCGGTCTTGTGACGTTCGATACCTATACGGGTAAAGCCGGTAAAGCCGTCGAACAGTTCGGCGCAACGAAAGCCGTGAAGCGTACTGCGCGTCACGCCGACACGCCGCTGATCGACGTACCGCAAAATGCCCGTTGGGTGTTCCCGGTTGACTATGAATGGGCTGACCTGATCGACGATCAGGACAAACTGCGCATGGCAATCGACCCGACATCGCCTATCGCACAAGCTGGCTCTATGGCTATGGGCCGCGCAATGGATGACGAAATCCTTGGCGCGTTCTACAGCACAGCGAAAACCGGCGAGAACGGAACCACGAATACCCCGTTCGACACGTCCAACCAAATTGTTGGCCCGAACGTCGGCGGTACGAGTTCCGGTCTTAACGTCGCCAAGCTGCGCGAAGCGAAACGTATCCTGATGGCCAACAACGTCGATCTGAATTCCGAGCCGATCAACTGTATCATCACCTCGAAAGAGCATGACAGTCTGCTCAACGAAATCCAGATCGTCAGCACGGACTTCAATGATCGTCCTGTACTGGTTGATGGCCGCGTGCAGCGCTTCCTTGGTATCAACTTCTATCACATGGAGTTCTCCGATACCTCGGCATTCGATAATGCTTCCCAGATGCTTAACGGTTCCAACCGTTATGTTCCGATCTTCACGCCGAAAGCAATGCACCTCGGCTTGTGGAACGACACGGAAGCGAAGATGTCCGAGCGCGACGACAAAGGTTACGCAACGCAAGTCTATCTGCGCAGCACTGTCGGTGCTACCCGGATCGACGAGAAGCGTATCGTCCGCGTCGAGTGCGTGTAATGAATTAGGGCAGGGGCTTCGGCCCCTGTCTTCCCAGAAGGTCGGTAAAAAATTCCTTCGTAGTCAACATCGAAACACAGGAGGCCAAAAATGGCTAATACATACTCTACCGAAGCGCAACTGCTTCAGAACCAACCTCGCCAGATGCCGAATGCTGCTTACGCAGGCGGCCGCGTGCGGCGCTACCGCAACACGATCACGCTGGCTTCGCAAGCTGACGGCGACACGATCACGTTGCAACCGATCCCTGCCGGTCACGTTTTTGCATTCGGTATTCTGAATGCGACAGCAACTCTCGGCGCTTCGGCGACTATCGCCATCGGCGTGTCCGGTACTGCGGGTAAATTCCGCGCCGCCGCCACGTTTACCGCCGCAGCGCCAACGCTGTTCGGTCTGATCGGCGCGATGGACGATGATCCGGTATCGGATAATGCTGGCGGCTTCACGCCGATCATCACAATCGGTACGGCCGCATTGCCGTCATCCGGTACGTTGACTGTAGACATCTACACCAGCGGCGCTTAATCGAATTGGTCGGGCGGGAGACCGCCCGACTTTCCTTCCAACAAAATAGGGAGATGCCACATGGCAACAGCAACCAGACTTTACACGGCGGAAGCCAAATTGAGTTCCATGAAGGACAGCATTACGGCCGCAGCCGATAGCACGTCCCTTGGTTCCGGGATCGATGTTGCCGTGTACGTCGCAAAAACAGCGACGAACAAAGCGGCGATCATCAATACGTTGACCGCTGTGATCCAGAAAATCACGGAAGAGACTTCCACCGCGTAAGGAGATATCGTCATGGCAACAAATCCAGTCGAAAGCACAGCCGGGCAGACCGACAAAACCCATTATTGGGATAATTTGGGCCAAGGCGATGACGGCGCAGCCGTACAAATCCTCGGCGGGAAATATGTCGGTGTCGCGGCCGGAAGTTTTTCCGGCTCCGCGTCTTGCGGCTTCCAGTATTCGCCTGACGGCACAACCTATGTGGCCGTTCCAAACGGCTCGTTGACAGCGGCCGGGACTGTGCTGCTCGAACTCCCTGACGGCTACGTTAAGCCCGTTCTTGGTTCGGGCGACGGCAGTTCGGATGTTAACGCGTGGTTGAAACCCATCCGTATTCTGTAAGAGGGGAGAAGGTGAAAAGTGGCATCCGTAACCAGCATTTGCAATCGCGGGCTACAGCTTCTCGGCGCAGCCCGCATTCTTGATATTACTGACGACACGCGCAACGGCCGTGCGTGCAATGCGTGTTATGAGATCATCCGTCAATCCGAACTCCGCAAACATCGCTGGCGCTTCGCTATTCGCCGTGCCGTATTAGCCCCGCTGAACGAGACTGATCCACTCGGCGAGTATTCATTCATTTTCCAGCTTCCGGCCGATTGTTTGAAAGCCCTGAAACCAGAGCGTGATCCACATTGCGACTGGCAGATCGAAGGGCGAAAACTCTACACCAATTCCACGAACGCGCTGCACATCCGCTATATCGCCGATATCATGGATACAAATACGTTCGACGCCTGCTTCAGTGAAATGGTATCTGCGAAGATGGCAGAAGCTATGTGCGAAGAAATCACGCAATCGAACAGCAAGAAAGCCGAAGCCAAAGACGCGTACAAAGAAGCGCGTACTGAAGCGAAACGCGCCAACGCATTCGAAACCATTCCCGCCGAGCCGGAAGAGGACGAGTGGGTTTTGGCGAGGAGATAGCACATGCCTTTGGCCGCACCGATCCAGAACAGTTTTAACGCCGGGGAATTTTCTCCGCTCGTTTTTGGGCGCACAGACTATAACAAATACGTCAGTGGCGTTGCGCTCATGCAGAACATTTTGCCTATCGTGCAAGGTGGTGCGACGCGCAGAACTGGATCAGTTTATATCAATCCAACAAAGAGTAATGCGCAATCGCGTCTCGTGAGATTTGTGTTCTCAAATGGCGACGCGTTCATGTTGGAGTTCGGCGATTTCTTTGTGCGGTTTTATCGGAATAGAGCGCAAGTCAATGTGACTGGCGCGGCTGCGTATAACGCAGGGACAGCATATGCCAAAGATGATTTTGTTACGGATGTCGGCGTTCAATATATTTCGTTGCAGGCGGCCAACACAGGAAACACCCCGGCGTCGTCGCCGTTGTGGTGGAGAGCGCAAGATGCGTATGAGATCAGCACACCATACGCCATTGCCGACGTTCCGTTCCTGCGGTTTCAACAGTCGCGCGATGTTCTTTATATCGCGCACCCATCTTACGAACCGAAGAAACTGGTTCGCGCGGGATTGACGGATTGGAGTTTCGAGGAAGTTGAATTTACCGATGGCCCGTATTTGCCATTGAACGCGACGGCGACAACATTGACTTTGAGCGCCGCCACTGTCGGCACAGGCCGAACGCTTACTGCGTCTTCGGTTGTTGGTATCAACGACGGCGCGGGATTTCAGGTAACTGATATTGGCCGCATGGTACGCATCAAACACAGTTCTACATGGGGTTGGGCGATCATCACAGCCCACACCAGCACCACGGTTGTTACTGTAGAGATCAAATCTGCTTTCGGCGCAGCAACCGCGTCAGCGGTTTGGCGTTTGGGTGAGTGGTCTGATACGACGTTGTACCCGTCCATCGTGTTCCTATTTGAAGATCGCCTTGGGTGGGGCGCTTCGCCTGCCGCGCCGACAACAGTGAATTTGTCGAAGACAGGCGACTACGAAAACATGGCCCCGACAGGGACAGACAGCGTTGTGGCCGCAGACAACGCGTTGCAAATTCGCATTAACGCGAAAGAACAAGACCCGATCCGTTGGGTCGTTGATGACGAAAAAGGTTTGTTGATCGGAACAAAAGGCGGCGAATATGTCGTCCGCGCTTCGGTTACGGGCGAAGCGATGTCCGCCATCAACTTCCCGTCCGCACGCCGCGCAACGAAATACGGTTCTGCGAATGTCGAACCAATCGAAGCGGGTAAAGCCGTGCTGTTCGCCCAGACCGCCAAACGCAAAATCCGCGAGATGGCGTATGTGTACGAAGTTGACGGCTTCCGCGCACCTGACATGACCATCTTGGCCGAACACGCCACGAAGGGCAATATCGCGCAGATGACATATCAGCAAGAGCCGTTCTCTGTTGTTTGGGTTCGCCTTGAAACAGGATCGCTTTGGGGCATGACGTATGATCGTGAACAGGATGTCGTTGGGTGGCATCGCCAGCCTATCGGCGGATGGTTCGATGAAGCGCACACAGAAGGCGCACACGTCGAGAGTATTGAGAATTTGCCCGCACCGGATGGATCACAGGATGATCTCTGGATGATTGTGGCGCGTTATATCGATGGCGGCGTAAAGCGCTACGTTGAATACTTGTCGCCGTTTAATGCCGACTACGACAACGTGCGCGATTGTTATTTCGTCGATGGCGGCCGCACGATCGATCTCGGATCACCGGGGCTTGTTGTTACCGGGCTTGACCATCTTGAAGGCGAAACCGTATCGCTATTGGTCGATGGGTCTCCGCAGCCTGACAGGGAAGTTACTGGCGGCGAAGTGACTTTGGATCGTGAAGGCCAGATCGTTCATGTTGGTTTCGGGTATGTGTCGCGCCTGAAGACGCTGCGGCCGGAAGCAGGGTCGGCCAATGGCACAGCGCAGGGTAAGACGAAACGCACGCACAAGGCGGCTGCGCGGTTCCACCAGACCGTCGGATGTCGTGTCGGACGCGGGTTCGACGAAGACTTGGTTAAGATGGATAATGTCGAGTTCCGCAAAGGAAATCACAATATGGGCCAGCCGGTCGATATGTTTTCAGGTGACAAACAACTCGATTACGAGGATGATTACAATTCGGACGGATATATCTGTTTTGAACAGAAACAACCGTTGCCGTTTACTTTGTTGGCGCTTATGCCGCAACTCAATACGCAGGACGCAGGATAATGTTTTGGGATACTCTTGCAAATTTTATGGATGTAGCGTCAACGGCAGTTGGCGTTATCGGCAATTTGCAAGAAGGCAACGCCGCTGCAAAGGCGGCAAAGTTCAACCAAAATTTGTCGAACTACAATGCGCGTAAGACGAGAGAAGCGGGCGCTCTGGAAGAAGATCGTGTTCGCCGTGACGCCCGCAAACGCATCGGCCTGATCCGCGCCAATATCGGCGCAAGCGACACGTTGACGGTGCGGTATAATTACGATGCGCAGGCAACGGCTTATTCGATGCAGGGCGAAATGTATGGCTCGTCAGGCAAAGACGCCCGCACAGCCAGCTATCTTGCAGCCGGTCAAACGCTATTGCGCGGCGCGACGAACCTATACAAGAACAACACCGATTACGGCGCAGGC